CATCCCTAACAAGCTGCCGCCCAGCAACAACAAACTAGCCGGCTCCGGCACCGCCGCCGCATTGGCTGCCGCGTTACCGGCAATGCTGGCCGTGAACGAGGCGATCGTCTGGCCGGTGTCGCAGGCCGGACAGGCGGTCACCGAAACCGGCGCGTCCACGTTGGTCAGGGAGAACCCAATAGCGCGCGGCAGATCAAGGATCGTGATCGTGTCGGAGGCAAACACCGCCGCCTGTGCCGCAATCACGATCTGGGTGCCACCGATCACCGCAATCGCCCCATCGGTAAAGGCGCCGCTCAGATAGTTCGTGTCGGCCAGGGCGCATGCCGCCGTCGAGCAGATCGAAAACGTGCCGCTGAAATGCTGCGTCACGACAACCCCACCCGTCACCGTAGCGCCGGTCGAATTGGTCGCGCTGAGATCGAGGAAAGCTGCGATCGGCGTTGGATCGGCACTGGCGATCTGAGTAATAGTCACCGCGATATCGCTGCCGGTGATCGTGGTGCCACCGAGACCGCCGGTGCCGGTGATGGTATTCGCACCACTATCTTGACCAAACGTGATGATCGTGTCGGCGTTGGCCGGCGGGCTCGCAAGCAGAGCAACCACTGCCGCGCCAGCTAACAGGTGCTTCATATCAAACCTCCATACGAGACTAATGGCCCGTGCCGCGTGACGCGCAGCACGAAATACCACGCCTGCATCACCACCAGTCTTCCCATTCAATGGCGATAATGCTGCCGTCTCGGCCAAGCCACAGCCAACACTGTGCGAAGTGCCGCGCGGTAGTCGTCGCTGCCGATGGGCGTTCCCGCCAAAAGGGTCCAATCCTCATGCGAGTGTCGTTGAGGCGGGCCGGTAACAGCCCGCCTCACCTCGTCTGATCCGGTTACGTCTTCGGCTGCGCGGTCGGCGGCAAGGTGTTGTCGGGCCGCTCGCCGCTGCCCGGCAGGGTATTATCCGGCCGCGGCGGACGACCCTGGCCCGGCGGGCGAGGCAGACCCTGCGAGGGATGCTCACCGCTCGGCGGCACCGGCTGGTGGCTCGGATAGACTGGCTGCGCAATCGGATGCTCCGGCTGCAGCTCCGTATCGATCACCGTCCAGCGCCAGCCCACGCCCGGTATCCAAACGAGAACCAATACCTCACCCCCGTCGAGAACGGGCGGCAGCGGCGGCCAGACCGCGCCAGGAGGCAATGGCAGGCTGTTATCCGGCGCACCGGGGTCCGGGATATAGATCGGGTGAGAAGGGCTGATCGGCAGCGGGACGCTGTAGTCGGGGTCGGTGGGACGCGGCGGCTGCGGCCACACAGTCGGCGGCATCGGCAGCCCATACCCCGGGTCCACCGGGTAGGTCGGCGGCACCGGGCCCTGGCTCGGATGCCCCGGCGAGGATGGCGGCACGATCGGATGGCTCGCCACCGGCGGCAACGGAAACCCATACCCCGGGTCAACAGGGCCTTCCGGCGCCACCGGCCCCTGGCTCGGATATTCGCCGCCCGGCACGCCGTAGCCCGGGTCCACCGGCCCGCCCTGGCCGGTGTGCCGGACATGGATCGGGCTAGCACTCACTGCAACGTAAGGCATTCGGTGTATCTCCCCTTATTTAAAAGAAAAGGCGGCCAAATCGGCCGCCCTGGTCGTCGGAATATGGCTGCTGTCAGCCCGGTTCGCAGATCAGGATCAACTGGGCTGCGTTGGTCTCGTCCTCGTGCAGCTCAAATGTCATCTCCAGCGGCTGACGAGGCTGCAACGGTTGCCCCGTGCCCATGTTAGAGCGCAACAGGACGGGGATCGGCAGAGCGTTGGTGTAGGTAAGCTTGACAATCACGGCACCGCCTCCAGTAACTGTTTCACAACACTGCACGGCTCCAGCACGGCGAGCAACTTTCCATTAGCAAGCCACATCACGCAAAGCGCCTTGCCGACAACTAACTTATTTTGTTTCCCAACCGCCTCCGCCGTCGCGTGCAAACTAATAACCTGAGGCGGGTTGACGAGAACCTCGCCGCCATCAACCCGGTGCAGGACTATCAGTTGCAGGGCTGCCGCCAGAACCCGGCCCACTTACTTTCGCTGCTCCATGCAGCGGTCCAGCATCTTGCTGACGATCTCGGTGCGCTTTTCCATCTGGTTGGACAGGAACCACAGCGTCCCGCCGAGAAAGGCCGCATTCAATACGCACAGCATCAAAAACGCCGGCGGCAGCGCGCTGATCAGGCCGCGGCTGATGTCAGCAACAGCCCCCGCGGCTCCGCCGCGCGGCTCTTCGCTCACACGAGACCCAACTGGCGGTATTTCAGCTTCTGCGGCCGGCCCTGCGGGGTCTCATACGCCACCGCCAGCAAGCCGAAAGCGTCCGCGCTATGTGACGCCCAATCGTGCTCGGGGCCGAGCCCGACATCCCGGATGTCTTCCGACCGGCGCTCGTGGTACCAGCCCAAGGCGTCGCGGCCGGCCTCGGTGGTCTCGGCGTTGAACCAGATCGATGGGAAAAGCCTTCTGGCCGCCTCGATCCGCATCCGGGCAGCGCCGCGGCCCTGGTTCGGGATCACATCGACCGGGAAACCCGCCTGCCGGATGGCGCTCTCAAAAGAAACGTCGTAGACCCGGTCGTGACTGGCACCATCGTGCGGAAGGTATATATGGGCCTTCCCCCAGCCTCGGTCTCGTAACCACTGAAGATGTACCGCCAATGGCTCTCCGATAGCCTCATAATAGTCCAGCACTCGTACTTCCCGAGAGACAAACTGCACGACCCAGCAGGAATAAGCATCGCTCTTGGCTCCGGTACCGCCGATATCGACAAACGCCTTGATCGGCAGCAGCGGGTCCCGGGAAACCTTGCCGATCCGGCCCTCGCGCTGCGCCTCTGAGAGAAGAGCGGCAAAATACGCACCCACGTGCGCTGTCGCGTAGTCACCTTCCCAAATGTGGGGGTACTGCTCCGGCCGCTTCTGCTCGTCCTCTCGCCGGATCTGATCCAACGTGCTGGGGAACCACGGATTATCGCGCCAGTTTACCTGCACGATCTTGCTGTTCTCCGGCGGGTTCTCGCGAAAACGCTGGTTCGTTGGACTAGCCCGCCGCTCCGGGTTCCACGTCACCCAGATCTCCGCATTCTCCTCACGCACCGTCGGGATCGCCTTCTGCCAGGCCTGCTCGGACACCGGCTCCGCCTCGTCCACCCACAGAAGTCTAATTCTGGCGGTCGACTTGACGCTCTCGATGTTGCGGCGCAGACCTACAAAGGTGAAATCTATCCGGCCATCCCTGGTCCGTATGTACTTTTCGCCGATCTCATAGTTATCGTGCAACCACGGCTCGGTCTCGATCGCCTGCTTGACCTCCGCCATAGAGGACTCGTCCAGGGAGTTCTGAAACTCCCGACCGCAGACAATAACCCCGCTCTCCCGTGCTTGGGCACATCGCAGCCCATACACCGCCGCCATCTTGGCGAAGGATCGGCTCTTAGCACTGCCCCGGCCGCCGTAGGCGCCGCGGTAGAGAGCCTCGCCGCTAAACACCTCCACCAATTTCCTGGGCAGCGCGATCTGTCCCGCCGGCATCAGTCCTTCCCGTCCCCCAGCTCAAAACTCAGCCATTGATCCCGCGGACCACCCATATCAAGCGGCCGCTGGAACCGGGGCTGCGAGCGCACCTGGCGCACCCAAGCATCCCAATACTCCCGCGACACCGCTCTTTTCCTCCTGGCATCCTTCGCGTTCACCCGGCGGCGAGCCGCGGATTGCTGGCGCGCGACCTCGGCCGCCCGCGCCTCGGCAACACGCAGCGCTTCCACCCGCCAGCGCTGCGCTTCCGCCCTGGCCGGCTCCCCCGACCGCAAAACCGCCGCCGCGACCGCGTCCCGGGTGGCCGCCGCATCCCACGCCAGTACCGCCGCCCTCGCGTCCACCGCATCCGCCTTGGCCCGCTTTAACCGCCGCCGCGCATCCTCCACCCGATACAATGCCTGCCACTCATCGGCATAATCCGCCGCCGCATGCAACTGCCACG